AGATAGCCCGAACGTGGCTAGTGCACCCGTAAAAATCGAGGCAACGAACGTAATATCGGACGATGCTCCAGTCTTTTTGACCATAGGTAGCTCGACATAGTTTAGTGTAATTATAAAACCAGACCAGATTACTACTCCTAGACGCACTGCTGCACCTAGTATGGCCATCTGTTCGTCATGGTCATCTACATTCTCTTTTATTTTTTTAAGGATGCCTTTCTTTTCTGGCGGTTTTGCTTCCATTTGTTTATCTTGCCTTGTAAGAACTTTTGTATTCTTTCCTTTAACGCTTTAAATAAAGGTTGGGTAATAGTTGTAGCAGCTACAGCTGTAACTGCTGTAACAGTAGCAGCAACTAAAACTTCTTGCGAAGGTAAAGGGATACTAGGTAAGGGTGGGAAGTATATTCTTGGTGGTGGATTTTCTTCGGTTTTGACCTCTTGTGTACCTTCGGGTCTTCGTAAATCGCTCGGAGGTACGACCAGAGGTTTATATGAGGGAACATCTGCTGTAGGGAGTGGTATCTCCACCGTCTTAATTAGCGACGGTGAAGGTAATTTTATAGAAGGTAAAACAGGTGGTTCTCCCATTTATGCGAATCTACGCTGTGGATTCTTAGGTGTTACTTCTTTTTTATCCCAACCCGTAGGTAGCGGACCTAAGTAGTTAACATGCCAGCCGGGAAGTTTGGTTGGAGCTTCTATTTCCTTACCCTCTTCATCCCATTTACCACCTTCATACAGTACACCAATCACATCAATAGCGTGGTCGTGTGTATAAGCATCAAGTACTTCGGTTGTTGTTTCTTTACCTTCTTCGTCTGTTTCTGTAACAGTCTTTATAAAGCCAGCTTTTTTAGCTGCTGTTAGCCAAGTCTTTTCGCTTGACCATTTAAAGAAAGGACCGGGAACTGGAGCCGGTGCTTCAAGTTCCTCTTCCTTTTTAGCTTCTTCTGCCATAGTTATGTTGTTATGTTTATAAGTTGTTGGTCATCAATGGATTTATTCCAAACTGTAAGTCTATTAAATGTAGTATTTGCATAACCTCGATATTGATTCCAAGTAAAGTTGTAACCAATAAACATGTTGTTATAAAACATTTGAGTTCCATTACTGCTTAGCGTAAATGTATGAGTACTGCTTGTATTACTTAAACCGTTAGCTGCCATAAGAACAGAAGGAATATTATCATCATATCTAACTGCAAATTTTCCAGAAGGAGTCACGTTTTGAACACTTGTTGTACTATTACCACCTCTTATATCAAATTGAGGTTGGTAACCTGTGCTTTGATATCTTGATATATGAAGCCAGAAACCATTTCTTGGACCGGAACTTGAATTTGCAGTATTATCATTAATATTCAGCCAAGTATGATGTGTCCCCGGATTATAAGGTGTTGATGTTTTAGGTTCTCCAGCTTCTAAATAAATTGAAGAGTTACGATGACCATACCAACTTTCCTTATTACCACCATCACGATCCAACACTGTTGTAGCTGTTGATGTGTAAACGTCAGCTGCTCTGGTTGTATCATTTCCACTAGCAATAATGACTGAGGTTGGATAGGAATTTGGTTCCCATTGAATACCCCAAAGATAAATACCACTTACTCCATCATTAGGAGTTGTATATTGAGGTGCTCCATATGAAAAAGTATCATCTTGCCTAAATACAATACTTGCCCAACCATTTCCAGCATCTGGATTTGAACAACTAATTCTATACCAACCGTTTGGATAAGCTTCTATATTTGCTGTAGAACCACCCATTGTATGGACAAGCGTTCCATTTAAAATATCAAATAACGCTCCTTTGTCGTTTGGAGCACTATTATGTCCATTACGGATAGCAACATATCTCCAACCGTTATATTTTATAAAACAAGAGAAGGTTGAACCAGCAGTACCTTGTGTATGCTGTTGCTGCATCCAATAATTATTACCACCACTTAAGTTCCCTTTAGGAATAACTGATGCTGCTGTTAAAGTACCATCAGGAGCGGTAGCTGCATTTTCTGTCGAATTAAGGTTGTACATATACATACCATTGACAGCACCAAAACCATTAAAGGTAAATAAATTGGAATAATGCCAATAGTTTGTCATAGCAGGTTCAAGATATAAACCAGTAGGAATTAATGTCTCAGGATCATGGCTGTAGCGTGGTCCGCCTGTTTTTGTTAATGATGTTGTTGGTGCATATTCTCCAGCATCAGTTAAACTATCAGTTTTCATTGGATGCCAAATTAATAGCCCATCAGTACCATTATATGTCAGAGAGCTTCTAAAAAGATCATTTTTATTTGGTGTCTGTCCGTTATGAGCTTGAATTAAAAAATATTGAGGTGCGTAACTACTATCTGTATGTCTAAGTATAATTTTAGACCACCCATTCCCTGCATCTATAATTTCACCTGTAGCGTTATGTGAATCATGGATAGTTCGATTATTTAAATCAAATGAAACACCTTTTATATTTACAGAATCGTTTTTCCAAGAAACTAAATTTACGTGACTAAATTCATCAGATTTTACAAAAACCGATAAAGTTCCCGGAACATTTGCCGTCACTTCTTCAAATACAAAAGATATATTTGTAGTTACTGCATCGGGTACCAGTTTAAAAGCAGTTTCTGTACCATCTGGTGCTGTAAATCTTTGACTTGAAATAGATGCTTGATGTATATTCCATGAATTAAGATCTTCACTAAAACCTAGCTCGTTCCTATAAGCCGTCTTAATCAAACCATTACTATCAACATACGTTGCCTTACCTAGTCGGCTTACAAATGTATCTGTTGATGGGATGTAGTTTGTAACTGAGTTATCTTCTATTTGAGGTGCATAGGCATAAAATTTAACATTAGTTCCTGTGCCTGCTGCTCTAGCTGTAGTAAGATCGTCTGCTGCTAGGTGTACGTGCACAGAAGAAGGATTAGCTGCAGCAGTAGTTGCGAGCCATTCTAATCTAAGCCAACCATTTCCTACTTCAGTTATATTTCTTGTACCATCTCCACCATGAGTTTTATTGATTAAATCAAAGTTAGCTCTTCCACTGTCACCTCTTTGAGTAAATAACTGAACAACACAGGGATTACTTACAGGTTTAACATAAATTGTTTGTCCTGTTGTTCTAGGTGCTGAAAAACCTGAAAATATATATTGGTAGTCATTACTACTCCTATGTATTAAAGCAGCATTATATCTACCGTCTATAGGATTAGGATAAGCGTAAGGAGTAAGAACTTTTGTAATACTCTCATTACTGGTAGTTCCAGAATTATATATTCCCCAAGAATTATCATCCCATAAGTGCTCTGATCTTACTTGTAAGTTAGTCCTATAAGTACCAAAGTTATCACCACTTATTGATGCGACATCGGCTGTTCTGGTTACTGCTGAATTTGAATCAGTCGGAATATAAGAAGTTACAAATGAACCAGCTTCTACTTGTATACCCCAAATTAATGCGTCAACAACATTACTACCGTTATCAAAACCAACTGAAGAAGTAGACCCATTAGCAGTAAATGTATGAGTATATCTTTCCCATCTATCACTTAATGTTACGTTCAACGAAGCTCCGGGACCGGCTAGTAACTGTATAGTAGATTGACCGTTACTCTTACCCCAAAATGAAGTTGTGTAAGTTGTACCACTACTAAAAGCTGTAGTATCTCTAAAATATGTACCGCCAACATTTGGCATTTGTATTCTTACAGCAGTATTAGTACCATCAGGAGCTGTCGCATAGTTAGCAGTAACTGTTGTAGAACCACCTTGTTGATCCCAATTAGTGACTGGGTTTGAGCTGTAATGTAATATATTTGTCCTAGCTTCTTCAATCAACAAACCTTTTGGTTCAAAGGTTTCTGTAAGATTAGCTGTTGAGGTATATACGTCTGCTGCTTTGGTTACTGTTGAAGTATCTGTAGGTATATAGGAAGTAGCAAATCTCCCTACTTCGAGTTGAACACCAAATATATAAATTGTTCCGGGTTGATTAGCTCCATCTCCTCCTCTTATAATAAGAACTTCTGATGAATCAGTAGTTATCGTAACTGAACATCTATACCAGCCGTTAGGATATTTCTTTATTTGACCTGTTCCACTTTGTACAGTTCCATTAGTTAAATCAAAAAATGCCTGCGGAACGCTACCAGTTCCTCGTATTTCTAAACCTAATTTATCTAAAGTACCAGCTTTAGCAAATAAAGAAAAAGTATGTGGGTTTAGATTATTTGTACTATGGGTTTTGTAAATAGAAGGGTAATTTTGATTAGCTGGTCCCGTCCACTTCCAAGCGTTATAAAGACCATCTGGTGATAAAGTTTCGGTATTGGCTAGAGTTATAGTAGTGGTACTATGTTTTGTCCAAGTACTAAAATTATTACTGTGAGCAGCAAGGTTAGTCACAGCAGGTTCCAAATACAAACCTGTTGGTGTTAATGTTTCTGGGTCGTGGCTATATCTTGGAAAAGATGCTGTTGACGCAGTAAGGTTTTCAATAAAGTCTGATGGTTGAGATGCTGGACTTTCAAACATAGCTCCGTATATAAAGATAGAGCCCGGTCCAACTATTTGCATCCTTGCACCAACACGTGTCGCACCATCTTGATGTGGCTGAAAAATTAACCAATCCGTTTGGGTGTGTATATTAACTGAACACCTATACCAACCATTTCCTACATTTTCTATTGCTCCCGTTGTACCTGCTGAACTATTAATAGTACCGTTACTTAAGTTGAAACTAATACTTTGGTTAGGAGTTTGACCACCGAAATTTAAATTATTAAAAGTATTAGCTTTTGCATAGACTGATAGTACACCTGTGCTTTTTCCAACTCCAGTTTGATACCATACTGACTGACCAGAGGTATTACTCATACTTAATTCAAGTACCTTTTGAACCTCAGTTTCACCAAATGGATTTACTACGTCATTACGATGATTAGAAGGACTTAAACCAGCATCTCTTGCCCAACTATTTATAAAATTTGAATGGTGAATTTTATTGACTGCCGAAGTCTTAAGTAAACCAGCACTATCAACAAATGTCGCATTAGTTAGTCGGCTTGTAAATGTGTCAATGCTTGAAACGTAGGTGTCTGCTGTAGAACCTTCATTTAGTTGAACACCCCAGAATAGAAACTCAGTATTCCAGCTTCCACTGACATTTCCACTAGCTGAATTGTCAAATCCTATACGAACTTTATCTGCTGTAGCAGTAAAGGTTACTTCGTATCTTGTCCAATCTGTTGGAGTTGCCATTTTACCAGTGTCACTTAAGTAAGTACCGCCATAAAAAGTCCATAATTTAAAATGACTACTATTTCCAGTAGTTTTTACATATGCAGAAAGTGTATATGTTTTACCAGTCTTTACTCCTGATACGTAGTTCTCATGTCGATATATTGTATTATAAGTACCAGTATTATTAACATATTTAAGAGCAGAATATGTTCCGTCTGGAGCTAAAGCAGCATAAGGTTCCAAAGCAGAAGTAGCACTTATAGCCCAATCTTTAAGATATCTATTAGTTCCATGTAATAAGTTCCCAGTTTCAACACGCTCATGGGTGAATCGTGGTTCTGAATTAGAACTACCATATGTTGGGATGAAGTCAGTAGCTTCAGTTCCTTCTTCCCATTGGAAACCAGCATAATATGTAAAACCTAACATGTCAGCATCGGCACCATAACCAGAAGAAAGATTTCTAGGATTTGATGTCGACATATTATAAGTAAGTTTTAATCTATACCACCCATCGTGTAACTCTTCATATCCATTACTTACTATATTAATTCCATATGTATTAGGATAAGTTCCTAGAATATTGATTGTTTTTGTACTAAATGTCCATTCAAATGAACCTTGATAAAGTGCAGACATCCGAATTTTATCTTGAGTCCCTTTCTTTACAAAAACAGAAAACGTATGATTTCCGGACACATTTGAGCCATTAGCCAACCTAAGTTTATATGTATTGGTAGTAAAAGTTGTTTTTATAACATTAGACATTTCAGGTAATGGTGGAGCAACTTCATTAGAAATTGCTTCTACAGTGTTATTTCCATAACCCGGGTAGTATGAAGGAGCGTTTGAATTTCTTTCTAAATTTATTCTTGTAGTCTTAATTAAACCGTCATTTCCTACATATGTAGCTTTAGTTGAATTTGTTTTTTGTATTAAATGTTCTCCTGTTATCTTATCTCTTAAACTACTTGTACCAGCAAAATCTAGGTCAAGGGATGGGCGAGCTCCAGCCTTGTCATATAGAAGATCACCAAAACCTCTAGTCTGACTGACTGCACTCGCCCTTGAACCAGTCGTTTTCATTAAATAAGCTCCGTGAGTTCTAAAGTTCCATTTACTGTGCCGTCTCTAATGACAGCTATTTGTGCTCCGAGTGGTACAGCAAAGTCTAATCTTTCGCCGTTAGCGATAAAATTACTTGTGTTGCCGTTTGCAGTTTGAGCCCCTGCTCCGATGCTAAAACGTATGTCAGCTCCAACTGCTCTCATTGAGATACGTTGAGTTGTTGATGTCAGTGCAGTATTAATAGATGCAGAACCAGCAGTTAGTTGCCTAGCTACGGAAGGTACACCTAATATTTCTACCTGAGCGTCTTTGTATTTACTTGGGTATGCCATTGTTTGTTTTGTTTTTAATATTTAATGCACATTAAAAGTGCTACGTTTCTTGGTCTTGATTCTGAACCTTGATTGCCAGAAGTGCCAGAGGCAGAAAATGTATGATCGTGTGAAGCATCCATGGTAAAACCACCAGCTGATGAATTATCTACACCACTAGGGGTATGACTTGCAGTTTGGTTTGCCGCTTTTGAAAATACACCATTTGCATAACCTCCACCTGATGCAAAAGTTTCAGCAATTTTTCTGACTTCACCAGTTAAAGATTTATTACTAGTAGTACCAGATAGACTTATAGAGTGGTTATGCTGTTTATTTTCATCTCCTTGAGCTGACCTAATCTGTCTACCAGAATCAGTACCTTTTCCGTCATCCCAGCCTCTAACAAATTCTCCTCTAAGATCAGGCAATGTAGCACCAACTACTGCATATAAAGCAGAAAAATCAGCAGTAACGCCTTGAACTGTTCCTGATCCATTAGGTAAACTGTCACCATTAGCTTTTAAATAACCTGTAGGTGCAGAAGAACCAGCGTAAGTTATAACAGTTCCTACTGGTGTAAAAATAATTCCACTATCTAATTTAACTTGAGTAACTGCACCATCAGCTATTTTTGCTGTGGTTACAGCAGCAGCATTTATTTTAGCTGTAGTTACAGCAGTGTCAGCTAACTTACCTGTAGTAACAGCAGCATTATTTATATCAGCAGTTTTAACTTCTAAATCTACAATTTTAGAACTAGAAATAGAGTTGTCGGCTATATTAGATCCACTAATCAAAATAGCAGACCCTGCGTCACCTAAAGCTAGGTTGTTTATAGACGTCCTATTTTCATCAGCTAAGAATATAGTCTGCTTATTACAATTATTTAAGTCGTTAGCACTAATTGAAGATCCAGCAACAAACGTAGCAGCTAATGTTTCAGGCTCAGTTAATCTAAAAATACGTAGATTATTTGTACCACTAGCAGTATTACTTGTAAAAGTTATGTCACCACCAGTTACTGGATCATAGTTATTTATGGAAAATCCAGAAGTTATTTCAGTATTATCTATACTGACTTTAATATCTGATTGTTGTAAGGACGGAAAGTCAAAGGTAAATGGGCCTGTACCACCGCCGTTATGTCGTTTTTCTGATGCCATGTTTTTTAAAGTTTCATTATATAGCTTAGTGCGTAATATGGCGGTCTGTTTTCATGAGCAGCTCCTCCACCTTGTTGATGAGTATTTCCAGTAACACTGTGATTATGGCCGTTATGAGTGCTTGTATTAGAGTTTACAGCACCACCACCATCAAATCTTAAAGCAGGTACAGTACCAGAAGTTCCACCACCATATGCTGCATATGTATGGCTGTGATTACCTGCACTGTTAGTAGTTAGGCTCACGTAATGGACGTGATTAGGCATTTGAGTAGCAGTTAAGGTAACATTATCAGCACCGCCTGTATCACCTGAAGAATAAGTAGAACCAGCACCGACAATAAATCTATTTCTTAAGTCTGGTGTACCATTATTACCATCACAAAAAGCCCATCCACTAGGAGCACTACTTCCTGTAAACATCATTATCATTCCTGTTGTAAATGATGCAGCAGTAATACTTGTGTTAATTGAGTTAGCTAGTTTATCTGTCGTAACTGCATCGTCAGCTATCTTTGCTGTAGTTACGTTTAAATTAGCTATCTTTGCTGTAGTTACGTTTGAATCAGTTATCTTTGCGGTTGTTACAGCATCATCAGCTAAGTCACTTGTTCCAACTTCTAAGTCTAAAATTTTGCTAGTCGTTATGGAGTTGTCTGCTATGTTAGATCCACTAATCTGTATTGCACCAGAAGCGTCTCCAGCAGCTAAACTTACTATAGAGTCACGATTCTCTTCTGATAAATGAAAAGCCTGTTTACCTTGTGTATTTAAGTCTGAGGCGGTAATTGATGATCCAGCAGTAAAGTTAACTTTTGGAGTTGAAGGTGTTTGTCTAGATATTTTAACTTTGTATGTTGTCTGCGAGTTTGTAAATCCTCGAGCAGTTTCAGATACAAATTTAATATGTGCGTTACTACTTCCAGCTGCTGAATAGTTTTCAATAGTATAGTGTGTAGTAACTGCTTTACTTGTATTATTATTTGAAGGGTCTATAACTTCTACTTGTATGTCAGATCGTTCTAAAGTAGCAAACGAAAAAGAATATCCTAAACCATTCGTATTAGAAACTTGACCGACACCAGTATGTATAATTCTTGATGACATGATTATTGTCCAAAGTTTAGTATTTCATTAGTTTGCACTTGTTTTAAATATTTATTACGTTTCTTTTCTTTCTGCTCTTCGATTAGCTCAACAACCTCTGGTCTACCCATAATAGATGCCCATGCTTTACGCCTAGCTTCTTGAAATAAAGCGTCTATCTTACCGTTATGCCAGTAATTTCTAGCATCATACTCAGCACGTTTGCCATCACGTATATCTTTACGCATCAGTGCAAGAGATGCTATAGCTTTAGGATCTTGAGATAACTTATCGAGTTGACGCTCTAAGTTCTGGTCTCCGATAGCTTTTTGGAATAAAGATCTAATACGTGGACTATCAGTTAAATTTGTACTGTCAGGTGCATAGTATGTAGATAAACGTAGGTCATAACCACTGTCAAACAAGAACTGTCTGCCGGGGCTTTGATCTAGTGTAAGTGTAACAGGACTAAAAGTATTAAAAGCTCGTGTTAAAAAGTCCCACTCTTTGATAGGCTTTCCGTTAAGCATGTCATACTTAACAGGTATATCTTCACCGGGTAAGTACTCAGCATATAAGTTACGGTTACGTAGAGACTGGTCAATACCAGATCCTATTTCACGCATATATGGTGTAAATAGTTTACCTAATTCGTTACGCAAACCAGCAAGAGGTACACTATTGTTAGCTAGTCCAGCTACAATACGATCGAACTGGCCGGGTCTACCACCAAACAAGTCAACAAATGACTGTATACCAGCTAGATATGACTTACTTGTAATAGCTTGTGCAGCTACTAATGCTACTTTTTGTAGTTCTCGTTCTGTCCACTCTTCTCCCATAAGTAGACTAGCGTCACCTATGTCAGCGATTGTAGACATAATAAGGTTGAATGGTTCAAATGTATCATAACCTACACGTACAGCTCCTAGCTTGATAGTTCTAGGTTCATACTTAGCGTCTAGCCATAGCTGTCTTTTTTGTCTGTCAGCTGGTCCGTTACCTGTAAGATCACCACGCATCCAAGCCATAGATGCCATAAATACTAAAGCAGAGCCCATAGCAAATCGGCCTGTTTGTAGTGCCTTAGCGTTGGCTAGTTCAACTGCATTAGTAATACCATAGCGTTCTACGTTTCTAAGATTACTAGGTGAAGCAAATGCGATATCATTAAACTCCTTGACTAAGAAGTTAAAACCGGGTGTGTGCTTAGCTGTAAGTGCAAGACCGTTGACACCAGTTCTAGCAAATAGAAAGAATGGTCTAGCCCAAGGGTTAGCACTGAACACATCGTTAAGACCTTTTGCAAAGCCTGTTAAATCTTGTGTAAGTGTAACTTCTTTTCTAGCAAACTTAGTTGCTTCGTCTATAATGTTACCCTGTGAGTCAAATACTTGTGCATAGAAGTCATCTTCATATGCTTTCATAACTTGTCGATTTATCTCTGGTAACTTAATGCCATCAGCAGACTGTAGATCAAGAACTCTACGCATAGCCTTTTCACGCATCTTTGCACGGCCTATGATATATGCAAACGCATCATCAGTTGCAGCCATAAGCTTAGTCGAGTATGTAAAGATATTGCTATTGTTTAGACCACGTGCCATATTAGCTACACTAAATGCTGCACGTTCACCAAAGTTAGCTCTACCACTATCTTCTGCCCATCTACGTATAAGCTCCCAGTTTTCATCACCACGACTGAACTCAGAGTAACGAGTCTTGATAGATGATATATCACCTTTCCAGTAAGAGTTAAGCTTTTCTCTAAACAATGTAAACGACTCAGGTATTGCTTCTATCATTGCGTTCATAGATGCTAAGCCTGCACGTATAGTTGCACTGTCACCCTTAAATGGATAGCGTAATGTAGCTCCAAGAGTTGTAGCCATCGGACGCATGAATGTCGCAATGGATGTACCCATGATAGCTCTAGCTGGCGTTTTGGGGCCGCTTAGTACACTATGGGTCATAACACCCTCAAGCTCTCTTATAAGGGCTCCTGTGCGATCTGCGGCTTTAGGATTAATCTGTCCACCTAATAGTATCTTTCGAGCAAAGTTGTCAAAGTCATCAAGTGTATTGACATCTTTCATCATAGAGAAAGCTTCAAACAATGCGTTTAGTAGATCATCATTCTTATCATCCTTGGCTATTTTAAGTATGGATAATATAGACTCTTTTGCATCTGCAACGTCAGCCTTAACTGCATCTT